ATGCATTTCTGCTTAATATAGTAATTTCAGCTACCTTGTTGGCATCTATTTGTCCTGTTGTGAACACTACATTGCTTAATTCAATTGTATTAACTCCATCAGCTGCAGCTTCAAATCCTCCAATAACACCATTTGGAAAAGCTGAGTTTTCAGCAACTCTAATATAGACTTTTCCTCTAGCTTTAGGAGTACCTACATTTACCTCAACTGTTACAGAACCTCTTGTAATAACATCGGCTGGTTCATTTTCTAAATACATTCCAGTAGAGTTGTAATAATCAGCAGTTTGTTTTACCTCTCTTACTGCTACTCCTACAAAATTCGTTGCTGCATGTCCTTCTCCAAATGCAGAAAATGAGTTATCGTCATTCATTACTACAGGAGAACCAAATGCAATCCCCTCTCCTTTAACCCTTCTGTTAATAATGATTGCATCATTACTTCTTGAAACACTTCCTGGATAACCATAATTTAATTTTTCTTGAATTACTTTACCTGGCATTGTTTATGACCTCCTTATTATTTTTCTTTGTAGTGAGGATTGTATTTCTTAGCAATATCCTTACCAAGTTGACTTTCATCTTCTACCTTTGCATCTTTCAACTTAGTAGAAGCTGCCCTTTTCTTCGTTTGAAGAATTGTTCCATATCCTCCGGGCTGAGTGCTTTTAACTCCCATTTGCTGTCTAATTGATTTTGCAAAGGCATCTGAAACTCTTTTTCGCTCCTTTGCATCTTTGATTTGAGCGATAATTGGTTTCATGCTCTTGATATGATTTAATAAAGCTGCCTTATCTGCACCCGGTATAGGATTTTGTGGAAGAGCTGCAGGGCTAACAATAGATCCATCTTCATCAATCGTCTCTTCGTCTTCTACTTCTTCATCAGACATACTTAGATCTTCGTCAATTTCCTCAGCTGATACAGTGACTTCCTCTTCATCGGTAAGCTCATTGTCACTTAAAAGTTCCTTTTCTAGTTTTGCAAGAGGGTCTTCTTCATCTACTGTTTTTCCTGCTTTAAGTTCAGCAATATCATTTTTCATTTGTTCTAATGTCTGAACAACTGTCTTATAGAAATCTTCCTCTTTTGTTTCTGAATGAATATCTTGGTTAGTCTTAACTTCGTTGTCTTTTGGTTTAATTTCCTCATCCTCCTTTGAGCCATTCATAGCTTCTATTGCATCTGCTATTTCCTCTACCTCTGCATCCATAGCGAAGGCCTTTAACATTTTAGCAAAAATACTAGTTTTCTCATTTTTTTTAGCCATAGTCTTTTTACTCCTTCCATTTTTAATTTGTGGTTTATTATCTTTTATTGCTACATCTGCTCCAGCCCTGCCAGCTGTAACAACTGCAACGTGATTCCCTCTTATACTAGTTTGATAAAAATTCCCATCTTCTCCAAGGATATATACACAATCATATCCGCAACTGATTTCTCTTTTTCCTCTTTCAATTTCTGATATTAGGGTGGGATCACATATCATTAAGTCCCCTATCATTTTGTCACTATCTTCACCAGTCCCCCTGCGAACATTTTGAGCATGCCCTTTGGCATAACTCGTATAATTATCAATTCTTACCTCATCACTAGGGTGTTCATTTGTGACTGGTTTCCCCTCAAAACTAGCAAGTGCATTTGGGTCAAATACATCTTCTTCCCTTCTGTAAACTTGTACTATCTGGTCAAAATATTCTCCTTCTAGATTTAACTCCTGCCCTAAATATTCTTGCATACCTGTGCGGGATAAAGGAACATTTTGACAAACTAAATAGCCTTCTGGGGTCTTAGTTATATTGTTACTTAATCTCGACCCGTAGAAGGCTTTACCTGCGTATTTAACATCTTTATTATTTTTTCCTGCCTTACTTATGGCTATTGCTAAAGCTTGACTATACGGCATACCACCTACCTCTAGTTTTTTTATATTTTGAGATATAATCTCCTGACTATTGCCCTCCTTTAGCGACATTCTTTTTTTCACCCCCTCTCAAATAAAATAAAAAAGGTCTTATTTCCAAAACTAAACTACATTATTAAAAATGATTAAAAATGCGCTCATAATTACTTGCTATTAAATCAATATAACATTTGAAACTCCTTTTACTATCATCATCTTCTGGTATTGGCCTTGTTACTAATTCATTTAGTAATCCTTCTGTTGTTATAGAACTTAAATCTAAATTGTTATCCTTATCAATTCTTTCGTCATTAGCAAATTTATTATATAAATCAATTACTCCCTCTGGTGACTCAGCTTCATATTTGCGTTCTATTTCTCTAACTTTTTCAGTATATTTATACATGAAAATCCCTCCTATGCTATTTCTTCAAATTGCTTTCTAGTCATCGTTTGTATGCTGCCATTATAATAAACCTTATGCGGCCATTTAATAAAATCTAAACTAACTACAGGTTCAGGGTAACATCTACAGTTGTATATATTTCCAGCATGATAATTACCTACTGATATTTGACCTACAAGCCTTTCAGGAGACGGTGGTTTTTTCCAGTTTACAAGTACATCCTCCATATGGTCATGACTTTTACGTACTCTTGCATCTTGGGAAGTTCTCCATATATACCAATTCAAGCCTAAGCTTTCTGCTCTGGCCATTGTTAAGGCTGTAGAAGTTTTACTTGTTTCTGTTCTAGCAATTACCTCGATTCTTGCCTTGCTTTTATCAGGAATTAGTGATATTAATTCTTTAGCAATATCTGAAGCTCTTTTCCCTCTTAAGCTTTCCTCTTGGATATATGTTGTACAGAAGTCAGCTATATCAGATGGCAATGTTGATATTAGTCTTGCATTATTACTTATTTGCTCTACTACCGCTAATCTTATTTTAGGATTTTTTATTTCTTCCATAATTGCATGGTAAATATCTCTACTCAAAGAACTATTTCTTGCTGCTTGTCTCCAAACTTTAGCTGAGTCATTAAAAACATTAGTAACCATTTTCATGGCCAAGCTTTCACAGTATTCTTGATAAGGTTTTTGATTTGATATTTGCTTTAATAGCCTCACCATTTTATATGGATCTTCGGTTTCTCCTATAGCTACATTAATTTGATTAGTAATATTTTTTAATGCCCTATTATATCCACGCTCTATTCTTCTTTTAGGCTCCCATATATTATTCTGTGCCATTTCTTATATCCTCTTGGTCCTCTTTTAAGATAGAGGAGAAATTCATTCCCATTAAATTCGGCATATCTTCTCCTGGAATCTCTAAATCATTACTTGCATTCATAATGTCTTCATCAGTGATATTACTACCTATTCCTGTAAGGTCTGATGTTTGTCTAATTTCTTTTAATGCTGTCTTTTGTGAGAATAAAGCAGCATTATAATAATTAACAATGGTATCGGAAATATTCTTACCAAGGTTCTTCCTTTCTTCCTCTGTAGGTCTACGTACAGGATTAAATGTATAATCTAAGTCATCTGGAATAGCTCCAAATTCAGACATACACATAACGGGAAGTAACTTATCAATAACAGGCCTTAAATGTGCTTCTTGCTTTTCTTCTATACTGTCATAGTAATTTTGTAAATCACTTTCCCCTGTAGCATTAAGTCCTGCCGGAGATCGACCAAAAAGTTTTGTTACAGGTATTTCAGCCGCACCAGCAACATCCATCATGAAGCTGTCATATATTTCACTCAACCCGGAGAAAGAATACTGATGTGTAGCGAAATCATCTTCCTTATCCATTAGATACATCCCCATATTGTTCATTAACCAGTTTTGAGCTTGAATTGTGTTGTATAGCTGCTCCTGAACCTTATCATTACCAACTCCCAACATTTGTCCCATATCCTGCATTTTTAAAACTCTAAGATTAGCTAAAAAAACAAGCTGTGCAATATTCCAGCTTGTATTATCTCTTTTCTTTAATTCTTCGAATACATGCTCAAGTTCAGATGCACCCCAATATTGCTCTGTTAATTCTTCGATATAGGGGAGTGATTTACCAATAAATCTAACAACTCTTGTATGATCTATTTTTAAAGTACCATAAACACTTGTTGTAATGTTATAGTAATCAGGAAGTCCAAAATCTGGATCATTAATATCTTCCACTAGAGTAGAACCAGGAGAAATGCCTGTCCATCTATCAAGTATAATTAATCCTTTGAAGCTTCCCGGCATAACCATATCTAAATCTAGTGGCTGATCTAATATATCCTCATGCCCATCTATCATAATTATGCCACCTGCTCCACCGTAGAGCCTTCCCCACTTT